AATAGACTACATATATTTAGTAGAGGTATATCATGGCGACTAATTTTAAACAGGGATTTTTTAAACCCAAATTTCCTGCCAAGTATAGAGGTGACGCATCTAATATAGTATATCGATCTGGTTGGGAACGTAGAGTTATGCAATCACTAGACGAAAACTCCAACGTCATCGCTTGGTCATCCGAAGAGATTGTCATACCATACAAATCACCAGTAGATAATAAGATACATCGATACTTTGTCGATTTCTATGTTGAAGCAAAAGCACCAGATGGATCTATCAAGGTTATGCTATTAGAGGTTAAACCAGCAGCACAGACTATGGAACCTAAAGCACCTGGTAGAAAGACTAAAAGATATATCAACGAAGTCTTTACATATGGCGTCAATCAGGCCAAGTGGGATGCTGCCTCCAGATATGCTCAGAGCAAAGGATGGGAGTTTAAATTGATCACCGAGAAAGAACTGTTCAACAAGAACAATAAATAGGAATATGGCAGAAAAAAAGAAATATACCTCGGAAGAAATGCAGAAATGGTTGTTTGAAAAGGCCGCTGCTGCAAAGGATCCTAGAACTGCCAGAAAACTTGCTATGTCTAATGAGGAACGAGGACGAGCATTTACTGTAATTGGAAGATTATATTTATTTAGATATAATCCAGTAGGTAGATATACTCTGCCCAAGTATGACAAGTTGCCGCTCTGTGTTCCTATAGAAAGATATAATAATGGATTTCTTGGTTTGAATTTGCATTACATAGGTGCAGCACAGAGATCGGCTTTACTAGAAATACTGTTACAGACACGAAGCGAAGCAGTTATCAGTGATAAGACGATAATGCAAGTTAATTATCAAAGGTTATTGACAAATTCAAAAGTTGAACAGTTGGCAATGCCTTGTGTGCATAGATATCTATTCAGTCAGGTAAGATCAAAGTTCATTGAAATATATCCAAGTGAGTATGATTTAGCAGTTCAATTACCAGTAGAAGACTGGGTATTCAATCAATAAGGCAGATAGATGGCAGTAGTATATAACTCATATTTTGGTAAGTTTCCTAAAGTCGATTATGACATTAAAAATGCTGTTATTAACAAACAGTATGAAAAGGTCACCAACATATTCTTTCGTGTAAAGTATATCAGTGAAGTATTAAACAATCTATCGTCATATTATGGTATTGAGTTAGAGGATAGCGAAACACCAGAAATCATTGCAGAGAAGGTCTACAACGATGCTGGTGCTGGTTGGATGATACTATTGGCAAATCAGATTATCGATCCACAGTTTGAATGGCCTCTTGGATACGATGCATTCAACAAGTATATTATCAATAAGTATGGATCAATTGAAAATTCAGAGATAACATATCATCATTACAATATGGTGATTACCAGAGAACTACAACCTGACGATATAATAACAGAAACACGATATGTTGTTAATAAAGAAAAACTAACAGACAATAATCTAGATGTTCCTTACAACTATTACGAAGTTCATGGCGTCGATCCCGGTTCTTTGGCATTCACACAATCTGTTGAAACATATAATATAGAAGGCAAGACTGTCACTGAAACAATCAAAGGTGAAGCAGTCACCAACTATCAGTATGAAATGGATCTAAATGAAAGTAGAAGATTGATCAAAGTTATTAAGAAAGAATATTACGAGCAAATAATGACAGAGTTTGACGATCTAACATCATTTACTCCGCCATATATTAGAAGAGTTAGATAATGGCAATTACGTTTGATATTCAGGATCCGATTGGTGTTATATCAGTTCAGAACTTTGACATTGGCGGAAGTCTTCCAGATAATATGACTCTCAGAGAGTTGAACATCGTAGAGAGTTTATTGAATCCTGCTGTGCAAGTCTCTGCCACATTGCAATCCGATCTTTATACACCATCAGGAAAAAATTTTGATTCTCTTAAAAATAAAGAGATGACTTTTACTTTGATAAGAAGAGACAAAAGCGGACAGCCTAAAGATAGAATGAAAGTCAATCAGCAATGTTATAGATTGGATCAACGTAACTTTGTTGCTGTCAATGTCAGCAATGCAGAAGAAATGACCTTTCATGCGATTGATAAGACTGTTCTTAAAGATGCACAGACTCTTATTAGTAGATCATGGAAATGCACTCAACCATCTCAGGTAGTAGAAAACGTTTTAAACGAATGTCTTGAAGCGGACGAAACCGAAGTTAAAAACGCTGAGCCCGCAAGAGATTATATCGCAGAGAACATTCATCCTTTTCAAGTAATCGCACAACAAGCACAAGTGGCACTAGACGGAGATGATCCATCTTTTCTCCATTTTATGACCTTGAATGAACAGTCTGGCAAGGGTGTGCATCATTTCGAATCACTAAAATCAATGACAGACGGTAGTGCTATTGCCACATACGTATATGGTGACACTGGTGGTTCTGGCGGCGGATATCAGACAATGAACGTGGCGTTAAGTTTTTCTTTTCCATGTGACTATGATTATCTTTCTGATTTGTTAAATGGTATAGATGAAAACGGAGAAGATAAAAATAGTGGTGCATTCTACAATAAAGTCTTTAAGCAGATTATGGGAATGAGTTCGGGTGGTGGTGGATTCTCAGGTGATTGTGGTATGGGATCACATAACTACAAAGAAGGTCTATCTAATAAGTCAACCGCACAGCAGCAAAATAGTTGTAATCTGGATGTTGAATCGCATCTATTGAAAAGACAGGCAAGAATGGGTCTATTAGAAAAAGATAAGATTGCATTAAGAATAGTCGTGCCATGGGATCCTAAACTACACGCTGGCAAGGTCATAAAGTTAGATTGGAAAAATAGATTTGATCAGTCAAAAGTTTATGGATCTGGAGAATATTTGATATCATCAATGATGCATACTATTAAGTTTGGTGGTTTTGCTACCACAACATTAGATTGCGTTTCTAAGACTGTTGGTCAAGGAGAAGTTTAATATGGGAAATATTAATTCTAGTATTTTTGACTTTATACAAATAGGTGTTATTGCTTCTGGAGGAGATCCAAATGGCAAAGGTGCTAACAAAGGTGATCATCCTTCTGACAAATCATCTAATCAAAAAGTAATCTTGCCAGGTGTTCATGATCCTAATAATGTTAAGCAAGAGCATCTAGCATTTTCACCATTGATGCATTCACCCACATCAATGTCACAACTCTCTTTTCCTGGTGTCATGGATCCTGGTAGTTTAGTTTATGTTCTAAAGATGCCCGGACAAAATCAGGGCATCATATTAGGACAGGCTAATGATATTGTTAACTATGACAAGGGTCAAGGTGGTGGACAAAATTTATTAGGAGCACAATACTTTCAACAATTGTTTGATCGTGAAACTGGCATCAACATACCACCAGACATTCAAGAAACAGAAGAAGATGGTGTTAAGGTTAAAGCAATCAAAGAGAAGAAAAAGAAGCACAAGCACTCTTTACTTAAAGGTCTCAGTTCTCATAATGCTCAACAACAGACAACAGGTTATAAACTTCAAGAATTAAAAGAAGTTCCGACTGCTAAACAAAAATTTAGCGCATTGCCAACAAATGATATGATGGGTATGATACCCGGAGATATGATGTCTCTTGGTGGAATGTTTCAAGGTCTCATGGGTGGCATGGGTGGAGGAGGCGCCGGCGGCGGAGCAGGTGCGGGAGCAGGCGCTACAGCAGGACAAGGAAACTTCTCTGTTGGTTTTCAAGAAACACCAATGGATCGCATTAAGACAAATGTAAGTCCTGAAATGTATGATGCTATGGGAAGCATGTCTGTTCTTGTTCAAGGTGATGCGGAATCTTCAGTCGCTTCTTTTCCAACATCTAATAGAGTCCACTCTGAAACATATTTAAAAAATGCCGAGGAACTTCTTAGTCAAGTAACTACACTTGAAGATTTATTTGTTGCTTTACATAGATTGCAGTATGATGAAAGTCTATTTGGTTTAGAAAAGATTCCTGACGTTGTAATAGAAACAGAAACACCATGGGGCAATGCCAACACAACGATATCTGCGACTGGTGAATTTTCACTTCAATATGCCAATGCTAATATATCAAACAGTTTTTCTCAAAGTCTTTCTTCTCCATCTTCAAGTCCAAGTGCAGGTGGTTCGCCAGCTGGTGGTGGCGGCGGTGGAGGAGGCGGAGGTGGCATTGGCAATATGTTTGGCAAGTCTTCTGGCATCATGCAAGATATGTTTAAAAGATTAGGACCTAACAATGAAAAAGAGTCCAAGAAGATG